ACTGCGAACTCATCTTCGGCAGTAGAACTGCCTTCCGCTTAGACGCCAGAGGGCGCGGACGAAGAAATGAAACAGACATTCTCTTAGGACGTTTCGAACCAATAGGTCCAGAAACCGGATCAGGGTGGAGCGCGGGATTCGTTTTCTTTCCGCCGTCAATGCCGCGACCGGGCTTCAACTTCTTGCGAGGACCTTGGTTTCCGCGGCGCGGGTTGTCTTGCTTTCGTTTCCGACCGCTGCGACCAGACATAGAATCGTGCGGCGCGCCGGACGAAATGGCAGCTTTGCTGCCAAGAACATTCTTTATAGATTGCCCGTGTTTTTTTGTCCAACTTTGATTGTACTTTTTAATGCCATAACGCATAGCCGTATCTATAATAGCGCCTTCAGATGCAGACCCTGTAAACATAGCAGCGTCAACTATCCTCTGACGAGCCAGAGGACTGAGCATGTGCCATGCTACTCCCGTCGCTGCTCCGAACCAGCTGGGGCCGCTCATCGGGTTCGCACTTGTGGTGACTACAACAACACACTGCGCGAATAACGATATGAAATCGTGCGGTCGCGCTGTTCATTGTGAGCTCAAGCGGCGCTGGCCTTCCGCTCAAACGGCGCTGGCCTATCTGTCCTCAAGGCCGGACGGGCCCGTGGCGCGTTTTTTGAGCTAAAGCTAAAAACGTGCCCCGAAGTGGGGGTAATACTAACCCCACTTCGGAGGGACACATTTTCAATGGTCCTAGTTTTGCCGCGGGCGCTACCCTTTAGGGTTCACATGTTCAGGTTTTAGGGTTTAATTACAATCTAACGTCTACGACCCCTAAAACTACGCTGAATCGTGCGGGCAGCTTGCCTTCGCACAGCCAGCCGCGCATACGCGCGATTGCGGTTAATCTGAGCACGAGTATACCGCGTGGCAGTTGGAAACCCAGCACGACTAATATAGCCGCGCACACGAGTAGGTTTACGAACAAACAGGTAAGGCATCTTTATTAAACAGGATTAATGTTAGTCACGTCCCAGCGGTCTGCTGACAGCTTGCTGCGATCTGGAGGATAATTCGCAAACACAAGAACGTGCGGCGGTGCAAGCGAGAATGATTTCGAATCATACTTACCAGAGAGAATGTATCCATTCTTCAGGTGCTCCATCATCTCATAGGCCACGTTAACAGAGCCGTCTTCGCTTGTGCGCGCCAGATCGAATATGTATATCGTGCTGATGTTCTTGCTGATAATGTGAGCCAGATCCGCTTTCTTGGCTATCTGTAAAACGACCGCGCCACGTGTCACTCTCAGATAAGAAGCCATCCAAGTCTTGCCAACGTTGCCAACAGTCTCGTAAAACCAGTAGATCTTTCTTGGATCGGGATCGTGTCTGATACACTCGAGGAGCTGGGTTTGCCAGGGCCTCAAGCATGCTGCGAGATAGGTGGCCTGTAAAGAAGTCATCTGTTTCTTCTCGTCAGTCAAATGTATGTACTCCTTCAGGAACACAGGATAACGTGCACAGGCAGAAAAATGGGTCTCCAGGAGATCATCCCAGCGCGCACCGTCATCAATGAGCTGCTTTAGTTCGTCGAGGTCGATCCTGGCGCCCTGACCTGGGGCCTCAGCATCCTCTCTTCCATCAATCTGACGGATCTCTCCGGCAGAAATCTGCGGCCAGGCTGCATCGCGAGTCTCCTCTTTAGATACGTACGCCACGTTTGATACTGAGCTTCCTCGGCAAGCGTCCACATGCGATGATGGGATGGGAAAGCTATCTCGCACTTGGCGTGCAGTAAGCGGACCAGAAAACTGTACGTAGGTATGTCCGTGCGGCGTGCCAGTACTCGGCGCGGTCTCTCTCTGGGCCATAAGTGCGGTGCATTTGGTCTTGTTGGTGACTCGATGGCCGTAGTAGTTGATGACTGACTTCCAATCGTCATCGCTCGGGTTGTTCGAGGTGATCAAGTAGTGTGGAGACCGGGGTGTAGGCATGTACCTTTAGGGTTCACATGTTTAGGGTAAGGTCGGTCGGAGCGGTCGGTCACCGATCGACAAAAAAATGTGTGCACCCCGGAGGGCGACAGACGGAAAGAGGCCGATTGCAAACGGCGCGATAAAAGAAACGCGCTGAAATTCAAGGGGTCGCGCGGAATAAATTGCGCGCGGGCATGGTAAAAATTTCAGGCGAAACGGGCGATCGGCGCGGAATCGGATGTGCGCACCTGCTGGGGCGCGTGCGGGATCTGAAGATTTAAAAAAAAACGTGTCCAATATTTAATTATTTACATGTACTGTACTCGTAGCTAGTACCCTTTAGGGTTCACATGTTTAGGGTTTAGGGTTTAGAGAAAACCTGAACATGTGAACCCTAAACCCTAATTACTCCAAAACCTGCTTAGTAGGCAAAAGTAACATTTTAGCCTTCTTGCAGTGAGCCTTGAAAACGAAACTGGTGTCCGTATCAATCGTGACAACTTCAGTATTGGACACCTTCAAAGACGGTTTCAGACATATCAGGAAAGATTCGCCTCCAGGAGGGACACGGCTAGCAGAACCGCCTGCTTGCTGTACATTAAACGCAGTAGGTAAAATACGCTTAAAAATAGACATCAGACTGCCGGTCATAGAGAAAGATGTCTTCCTAAACCTCATATCGCCAGGTGCCATATACACCTTCTCTGAAGACGTACTGTTCTTAAAGATAACAGAGGGACGAAGAGGCGGTGACTCCAACTCAACTGGGTTCGTAATCGACGCATGCAAAAGTGCCGCGTGGTGAACACCGGTCTCGTACGGTGACATCGTAGCGCCGGCTGCGGCACCAACACTTTGAATCATATCAGATACACCGTCAATTGCCGGTGCTCCGGATTCAAGTCCCGCCAAATAACTGGGATGAAAAATGGGTACACGGTTCCTAAAGTTGTACAGTTTACCATCAATAGGCTGAGCGTTAATAGCATGCTTGTCCGTCTCTCCGTCAGGCGGAAGCGTCACGTTATGAAGCTTAAAAAGACCAAAAACAGCAAAAGAAAACTGGTTGCGATATGCATCCGTGTCATCTAAAATTTGGCGAGGTGTCCGAACTTGAGAAACTTCAGGATAATAATCGTCCTTACGGATAGACACCCTAATAGGAACCATTCCAGTGTTCAAATACATCTTCTCAAGCTTCAAAGATAAAATAGTAACCATGTTATCGATAGATTGGTTCGTCAAAGTAAGTCCTCTGGTCGCATCATCATTAGTATCAATTTCAAACAAAGTAGTAGACTTAGGGTCCTCTCCTACGTTGCCAAAAGTAATATCCATATTATGCCACAGTGCAGACGGTGCTGTAATACCAATAGTACGGCTGGAACGGCTGTCGTTAAGACGACGAAGATAATGACAAATCATAGCGTCGGCAAGAACCTTCGCAGCATCGTCGCCAGAGCCAAGAGAAGAACCGCCGAACCACAGCGCCTTGTGAACAGTACCGGTATACGTGTGGTTCGAATGATGCTGGAACCTATACTGCGAACTCATCTTCGGCAGTAGAACTGCCTTCCGCTTAGACGCCAGAGGGCGCGGACGAAGAAATGAAACAGACATTCTCTTAGGACGTTTCGAACCAATAGGTCCAGAAACCGGATCAG